GCACTTGACCTAGACGAACAAGGTCGCCACATCGCTACGGGTGAGTACGCAGATACCCACACACTTAGCCTTGTATCCCTGATGCTAGAAGCAGAGAGGGAGATAGGCTTCGCACCCACTGATGATGAGATAGACCGTATGCCCCCAGCAGACGCAGAGAGGGCACACGCCGAACGCCAACGCCAACGCAACTACGCCTACTCTGCCTACCTTCGCCTCAACACACGCCAGTCATAGAAGTCGCCAAGTGCTACGGGTACTAGATAAGTCTGCTCGCATACGACTATCGTTGAGATGTTATGAGTAACTATGTTCGCTGTTCAGGGTGTGACTACGATGTCCAGTGTGATGAACAAAAGCACCTACCTAGTAACGGTTGGGATTTACCATTTGACCTATTTGGTTACTATGGTGGCTTCACTGATGAAGTAGATGTGCTGTTCAGTAATCGCCGTAGCCGTAGTTGGATACTGTGTCACGACTGCATAGTGAAGTTCCTTACTCTGTTCCCAGCATTGGCAGAGACGATAGGTAAGGGAACACACCCTTGCGATAGTGAAACACCGTGCTGTGAGTGGGCATGGCGTTCCACTGAGAACTTCGGCAAGTATGAACGCAATGCTAATGGCGAACTCGTGCCAGTGTCGGGGGCGCACTATCAGGTAGTCGTTGATGGTCAGTGGCGTGATGTCACAGATAGTAAATAGATAAGTCTGCTCGCCCTACCCTAAGGTCAATACCGAAAGGGGAACACAATGGGAATAGCACGAAACGCAGAACTCACTATCACACTTACGGCACAGCAGGTTGCTCGCTTGGAGTGTGTCTTACAGATAGTCAGGTTGTTCGCTGATGATGAACACACGGAAGCGCATGTTTCCGAAATCTACGAAGTCTTGCGCCAAGCAGAGCGCACCCAACTCGGAACATACGGCATCTAGTGATTACCAAAGGACTTACCGTAGGTCAGACGCTGTTGATACCAGTGTCGTTCGGTCACATCGTTTCAGACAAGGCACGCCGAATGACTACGGGTGCTGTGGAAGCAGAGTTCATCTCATACCACGACACAGATAAACAGTATGCCCGTGTGCTTTACTGTGGAGAAGTTTTCGTTGTCAGTGTTGGACAGATACTGAACTAGATAAGTTCATCACGCACACTCTTCCATCACACTCCCACCATCTGTCATACGCAACTCACAGGCGTTGTGTGTCGGCAGATAGATGGTGTCACCGATAGTCAATGTCGTGCCGTACAGGGCGACAAGTCTGTCCACCACTTCCATAGTGTTGCCTTCACACTTTGTTCGGGCTATCCAATAGAGAGTGTCGCCCTCTTTCACCGTCAAAGGTGTTCCATCACAAAAGAACTCACTGTCTCTTGCTTGCTGTCTTTCCAAATATCCAAATGCGAATACTGACGCAAGTGTTATTGCGATAGCGATGAGAATTGTCTTTGCTGTTCGATAGGTGTTCTCGTTCATCTCGTCATCTTATCTAGTTACAACACAAACCACACTCAAACGCTCGGAGCCCCGGCTGGCGCAGTGCTTCGCACTTTGCCCTCACTTGTGATGAACACTTATCTAGTAAGTCATAGTCTCGCCGTAGCAGAGTAATGCTCACTAGATAAGTGAAACCCCGTAACCCCTACGCCCTTGATGAAAGGGGGTTGGGGATAAGAGCGCAGAGGCTACGGGTGACCGTTGAGACTTATCTAGTACGGTTCAGAGGCGTGAACGATGAATGGCGAACCACACTTCACACAGTTCGCTGTTCGCTTCTCGCTGTCGTATGTCGGATACTCATCAGCGTCAATGCTTGACCCGTGCCAACCGATGTACTCACCCAAATACGAGAGAGAGTGTTCGTTATCAGTCGGACACTCCAACTCATAAGAGTTGTGGTCGTATGGGAAACAGTCAGCCATATCCACTGTCACACGGAAAGCACGAGGCTTCGTGTATCCCCCACGAACATCACAGCCCCCGTGTATCTGAATAAGGCTCACAGTCTCACCGTCATTACGGGTGAACGATACGCCTTGTAGTGTTTGCGAAAGACTGTCCTCGCCGTTGTAAGTGTTCCAAGTACGAGGCTTAGGGTCGTAGCGTTCAGCCAGTGTCTCGGCGATAGCCAACCAGCCCTCATCGGGCATACACCGTGCCAAATCATCTAACTCGGCTTGGATACTCGGCAGAAACTCCACACGGTTCGCAAGAAAGTGGAAAACTGAAAGCACTACGCCATAACCGTCAGCCCACGCAGTCGGTTCGTTCTCAAAATCGGCAAGCGTCTTGCCATTGTTTCGTTCCCAGTTCCTGCCGTATGCGCCACCACTGTCCAAGATGTGCGCTCCAGTGTTTTCTGTTAGCATTTCTGCTAACACGCTACGGGTGTCCAGTGCTGTCGTAGTCATTAGCGCACTCGCTTTGTGACTGGGTGACGGCGAATAGAGCCGTAGCGTTCGTCTTGATGTTCGTTGTACACGGTCAGAGCGAATAGGGTGGTAATCACCGTTCCACCTACCACGATGAACAGACAGGTCAGCAGGTCGCCGATGTTGCTGTTGTAGTACGCCTGAACCACTCCGAACAGTCCGATAGTCGGCACGGCAGAGATAATGCCGAGCAGAGCCTTCATCGTTCCGAGATAATGTTCCTGACACCAGTTTTCGCACTTATCTAGTAACTTCATTAGTTGCCCCTTTCACGAGCGTTAGTTCCTGAATAAATCATAACCATTGACGAGCAGAATTATCTGACTTTCTGCCGACCCACCCGTGCGCCCTCGCCACAGACCGAACCCCAACCACTGCCCCTGCCTCTGGAGCCCCGGTGTACAATGAACTAGGCAATACTCGGTTAGATTTATCTAAAAGAGAGAGAAGGAAAGACACGAAATGGCACACGGACTAGAAATCAATAAAGACGGCACAGCGAGAATGGCATACGCCGACAGAGAAATCCCGTGGCACAGGCTTGGAACGCCAATGAAGGGTCTACAAACGGCAGAGGCAATGCTCGAAGCTTCACAGGCGAACTTCGATGTAGTCACAACACGGGTGGCAATTTGCGATGACAATGGCGAACCACTACGGAACCCTGATGGCACAACTATTCTCGTGCCGGACAGTCGTGCAACCGTACGGGTCAACATTGACGGCACATTCACCGGTTTGGCCACCGTTGGAACGCGTTATGTAGTTCAGCAGAATAAAGAGTGTTTGGATTATGCGCTAAGCATCGTGGGTGCTTCCGAAGGAGACGCAGTCGTAGATACTGCCGGTGTTCTACACGATGGGAAAGGTTTCTTTGCTTCACTTGACTTGGGCGCGATAGTCGTAGACCCTGCTGGCGTGAATGACCAAATAGCGCGCTACTTACTTGTTCGCAATGGACACGATGGAAAGACGGCAATTACATTCGCCAACACTTCTATTCGTGCCGTATGTCAAAATACCGTAACGCTTGGCATAGAAAGCGCTCGACGGGTATTTACTGCTCGTCACACTCGTAATGCAGACAGAGCGATAGAGCAAGCGAATGAAGTTCTTGCGATATCTAATGAATGGGCAAACAACTTTGCTGCTACTGCCGAACGACTACTGGCAGTGAAAGTTCCAGCACGCACACAAGTTCTTGACAAAGTCCTAAATACAGCATTTCCGATGGAGCCAAATAGCACAGAGCGTCAGAGAAAGAACCGTGATGACGTGTTGTCGCTGGTTCGCGCTATTTATGAAAACGAAAACAACGCAAAGAACTACGGGTACAACGGCTGGTCAATCTACAACGCCATCGGCGAATACCTCGACCACTACCGAGATGCTTCTCGCGATGAACGCGCGCTCGCGTCCATGGACAACAACTCATGGGTGACGAGAACAAAACTAAAAACTCAAACTTATCTATTAACAAATGTCTGACTTCCAGTACGGGTATTATTAGTCAAGCCCATAGAAAAGTGAGGCAAGATGAATAACGACGGCGCAGACGATTTTTACGAATTTGCCGGTGATGATGGCGAAGAAATGCCGACAAAGGAAGAACTTGCGCTGTTCATATCCGAGTTCATGTCTAACTCGCAGAAAGCGAGAAATATGTATCGTTCACACTTCTGCTCAATAATCGCAAATCGAATTCACGATGAATTCGGCGTAGAAGGTTTGTGTGAATTAATGATGGCAATAGACAAGCGTGCCGGTTGGATATCGGACATCATCATTGAGGACGCAGATATTCATGACGCACTATTTAATGGGCACGGCGTGTATGACGACAAAGCAATAATCAAAGCTCGAATGAGCCAAGAGATGACTGAAATGAACAAGAAAATATGGCGCTTGCGTAAGAAATATTCCAAACTAATTGCAGAGGAAATATTTTACGGTCGCACCCAGGGTGCCACGGGTAAGTCGGAAACAAGTTCCGAAACCGATTAGTTCTGTTCTGCTTTACCGAGTAAATTCAGAATAAGTTGCACGGCACTATCCTCGTTGGCGAACTCCCCACCTTCTACTGACGCATTTACCACCGAACGCTTTCGCTCGATGAGTTGATAAATCTCCTCATCAATGGTGTCTTTAGTTAATAGATAAGTTGCCGTCACGCTTCCTTGCTGTCCGATGCGATGTAGGCGTGAGTATGTCTGGTCTACGTCTGCTGGTGTCCATGGAAGTTCTATGAATAAACACTCCTCTGACGCAGTGAGTGTGTGTCCAGTTTTCGCAGCCTGGATAGATAACACGATTACGGGTGCTTTATCTACGGTTAACTGCTGAAACTTGCGTTTATTCTCCTCTACTTCCTCAACCTTCATTCCACCCTGAATACGTAGGTCTCCATACTTACGGGCGATTTCGTCAACGATGTCTCGATGGTGTGCAGCGACAACGACCTTACGGCCGGCCTCTATGCGTTCAGTAATCCACTCATGAGCGACTTCCATCTTTGCTTTCGCAGCAAGACGGCGAAGCACCGACAGACGGACTAAATGTTCGTTCGCTTCTGCCCTAATCATTGCTGATATGGCAGCGCCGTACTGTGACTTGCCCTGCTCTATGGCGAGTTGTCGGGCTCGCTCTGCGATGTAGAGAATAATGTCGTTCTCTGCTTTCTTGTATTCTTTCATCGCTTGTGATGAGCCCTCTACCAGCAATTTGCTATGGACTACGGGTGGCAACTCCGATAACACTTGGTCTTTCGTACGGCGTATGTAGCAAGTGCCACGAAGCCTGTCATTGAGTTCGTCTAGGTGTGAGTGTCCACTGATATTCCACTGACCAAAACTGTCTTGGTATGCAGCGCAATAGCGTCGATAGAAACCCCACAACCCACCAAAGTCCTTGAGGCGACCGAGTACATCAAGTTGGCTTGCGTATTCGTTCGGCCTGTTCGTTACGGGTGTTCCCGTGAGACACAATACGAGACCTTCTTTTGGTGCGCTACGAGCTATCTTGACTGCTGCTTTCGTTCTCTGCGAAGTGGGCGTTTTTAGATAGTGGCTTTCGTCCCACACGTACGAGCGATGTTTGGATAGTTGCTTCTCCCATGTAGCGATATTGCTGTATCCAACTACCACAACGTCATATGTGCCTGCGTCAGGGAATGACTTACGGTTCGTCACAGTAGCCACCTTGCGATGTGGATACCACTTCGAATATTCACTCGCCCAGTTGAGCACGAGACTTGGTGGACACACAACGACTGCTGGGTAACTGTCGTGAACGTATTCGAGCGTGGACATCGCCTGCAGTGTCTTTCCGAGACCCATGTCGTCAGCGATAAATGTCCTACGGGCTCTTGCAGCGTACGAAACTCCAGCTTTCTGATACGGCAGCAGTGCGCCTTGTAGTTCAGGTATCTGTATCTCTGCGTCTACCGAGCGTGATGCCTGTATCAATTCAGTCATCTCTGTCTCTACTTGTGCAGCCATGTCCATTAGCTCATTGTCTACGGTAACGCCGAAAGATTTGGCCCACGTAATGATATTTGTAATCGATGTAAGGGGGGCTTTCCATGCAAGCATTTTGCTATCCCATGTAATGCCAGGTATTTGTTTAATAGCCTTAATGATTACTCGCTCATAAGGCACACGGATAACTGCCATACCATTATCGACATACACACGAGCACCGGTGCGCCCGATAGCAGGTATTGGTACGGAGAACTT